CCGTCGGGCGGGGGCGCAGGGGGATGTCCCCGCCCGCTCGGCGGCGGCGGTACAGGCGGCCCGTCACATCCCCGCCGTCGCGGCGCCGCACCTTGAGTACTCGGCCCGTCGGCGCCGCGTTTTCGACGGCTTCACGCATTGGGGATCACCACCTGGACGCCCGCGCCGTTCGCGGTCTGAGTGTTCGGGTAGGTGACCGTGAGGTCGCCAGACTGCGCGGTACGGCGCGCCACGAGCACGGTCTGCAGGTTGCTTCCTTCCTGCGCTGCGAACTCGAGGCGCTCCCAGCCCTGGTTGATAGTGACCTGGTCGGCGGTCTCCGGCGCCGTCGTGCGCTCAAACGCGAAGCCGAGCGTCAGGCCGGTGGTCGCGGGCACCTCGGGCGCCGTGCATGTGCCTGTCTCGGCGGGTTCGGCCTGGCGCTTCTTCACCTGGCCAACAACCGGCGTGCCGCCGCCGCGGGTGGTGACCGCTGCCCAGCCGGCCTCGACAGGCTGCGACGTGCGCACCGTCAGCTCGGGCGCCCAGGGGCCGACCGCGACCGTGAACCGCATCGTCCCGATCCAATAGGGCTCGACGAGGGTCGCAAACCCGGCGGGGAATGTGAACGTCTGGCCGTTGATTGCCTTGGTGTTGACGGCGATCACTGTGCGGTCGCCGGCCTGGCCGTCGGTGCGGATCGTGATTGTGTCGCCGATGTGCTGGCCCGCCGCGTAGCTGACGAGGGTCGGGCCTGCCGCCGGGTTCGGGCGCGTTTCGCCGTGGTCGTCGTGGCCGGGCGCGTCGGCCTGCTCGGTAAGGAGATACACGGTGCCGTCGGGGAGGGCTTCGGCTTCGGCCCTGGTGTTGACGATCTTGATGTCTGCGAGGGTAAGGGGCTTACCCTGATCGTCGACGAGGGGCGTCCCGCCGGGGCCGGGGGCCTGGGCGTCGGGCGTGACAGGCTGGGTGGTGAGGAGGTCACCGAGGGTCATTGTCTGCCCGTCGGTGAGGGGCACGTCCCGTTCGGCGAGGAGGCCAGTCGGGGAAGCGACAGACACGACGTACCGGCCAGGCCTGAGCTCAGCGGTGACGTGCCCGTCGTCGCCTGCGCTGGTGATGGTGCCGGGGACGATGAGGTCACCGTCCGGGGTGCGCGTGGGGTTGGGGTTGGGGGTGGCGGTGATGGTGACGGTGACGGGCTGGCCGGTGGGGTCGGTGACGCGGCCCTTGATGGTGGCAGTCATTGGTGGTCCTCACTGTGTAGCTGGGCGGTGCAGGGGTGGCCCGCCGCCCGCGCCGCGAGCCTCGCGGGTCGTCGCGGCGCGGGGGAGGGTTACTTGTCGGCGCGGGCTTCTAGCGCCTCGATCCGCTCATAGATTGAGCGGTGGGTATCGTGGGCGTGCGCGTCGATCAGGCGCGTCGCCGCTTCGCGGGCGGTGCGCTCGTCGTGTATTTCGGCAGCCATCCTGCCGCCGCGCTCATCGATGCGGTCAATCCGCGCTTTCATGTCCGACAGGCTTTCGCCGTGGCTGTCGAGCGTATCGGCGACCCTATCGACCGTCTCACTGACTGCCTTCACGGTGTCACGCACCGCGTCGATGTCGTCGCGGATATTCGACGAGTGATCATTGCTGACCTGCGCATCCGCGGACTGGGCGGCGGCCTTCGCCTCCTCAGCGGCGCGGGTCGCACGCTGCAGGTGCGACTCCATGCTCGCTTTCAGGCGAGCAAAGCCCACGGCGGCGGCCCCGCCCAGGCCAGCGATCAGGACGGCGACCAGTCCATTAATGGCCTCGACAACCTTTGGATCGGTGAGAATATGGGTCACTGGGCACGGTCACCACCCGCGGCGGCAGTCGCAGCAGCGGAGAGATTCACGAGGCGGCGCACGTGCAGGTCATCCACGGTTTCGCCGCCGGGGGTGATGGCCCCCGCCCAGTCAATCAGGCTCACACCGTGAATACGGACGGTGGAGAGCACCTGGAAAACGCTCCACGCGACACCCAGGAACACCGACGCCTGCGCGAGGAGCAGACGCCAGGTCGCCGGGTAGGAACCCGAGACCCACACGGCCAGGGAGACGACGACCGCGACAACCGCGAGCAGGATCTTACGGCGCGCCGGCGTCCAGTACGGGCGGTCGAGTGCCGCCTGCACGACGGGCCAGATGAGGCCGACGACGACCGTCACCAGGAACGGATCGGACTGCAAGCCTAGGAGCAGATTGTTCACGTCAGTTTCCCTTCTCCGCGCCCGCGAGCGCGGCGTTGATCGCCTCATTGGTGATGGGGCCGTAGATTTCGTCGTCGTCCACACCGACGGCGCGCTGCAGGTTGCCGACGACGCGGTCGTGCGCCTCGTCCGAGGCGGCACCCCAGATGCCGTCAACCTCGGTCCCGACCACAGACTGGACGTACTCGACGCCGAAGGGGAACTGCCGGCCGCCCCAGGAGCTGGCGGCGACGACCGCGTAGACGCGGTGCGTTGTGTCGGGGCCGAGGACGTTGTCCGGGTCCGCTCCAATCGCGCGCTGGATTCCCGTAATGTCTGTGTAGCCCGAGGAGGTGGTCGCGTCGCCGTAGTGCGGTCGGATGACTGCGCAGACGGAGTCCCAGTCTCGGGTGCGGCGCCACACGCCGCCGCCGTTGCTCTGCGAGCCAGCAGCACCAGACGACGTGTTGAACTCAACGGTCTGGATCCAGCCGCCGTAATTGGCCTCCACGATTCCGACGTGGTCGGCTATACCGTCGGAGTCCCAGTCGAAGCAGACCAGGTCGCCGGGAGCGGCCTGCGTCATGGGGGAGACGAGTCGGCCTTCGCGGGCGGCAGCGTTGATGCCGTAGGGGACGTAGGCGAAGTCCCCGCCGGGGAGGACAGACTTGTCCTCATTGTCGGTCGCACACCATGACGCACCCATAGCGCAGAAAGGCACGCCGGACGTGCCGTAATACGCACCATGCTTCTTCGCGTACCAACGCCCGTACTTCGACCCCTCCTCGGGATCGTTCCACCGCGTGTACCCGATTTCGCCCGCTGCCCAGGCAAGGACGTTCTGCGCGGTCATGCTCATCGGGTGCCCTCCTGCTGCTCGTAGGGAATGAAGATCGGGGCGACGACGTCGGGCGGCGTGTCCGTCGCGGGGGTCATCGACGCCATGAGCTGCTCGATGGTCGGTTCCATTTGTTTCTCCTCTTGGGTATGGGAAAGCCCCCGGACGGGCTTGTCCGAGGGCGCGAAAGATCCGGCGGCTGTCAGTAGCCGGTGGCGTGGAAGGTGAAGGAGACGGGGGTGGTGGTGTCGCGGTCGGGGAATGTGAGGCGAAACCCTACCGGCCCTAGGGAGTCGACCGCCCAGCGTGTAGGTATGTGCGCGTCCAGATCGGAGGTTATATGCCCGTACGCGAACGTGACCCCGAGGTGGACACAGTCGCCGGGGAACGCTACTGGAAAATTGATGTAAGGAGTGACGCAGCGCTTTGCGCCTGCGAGCCCCTCGTACTGCGCGAAGCCCGTCCACCGCCCGTGCTGCTCGACGCGGGTTGTCTTCGCAGGCACGCGATCCGTTCCACCTATGAGCCAGGTGCCTTCGTTGGAGCCGTACGTATTGACGGGGGTCATCTGCGTGAGTTCCCACTGGCCTCGCTGGTTCTTCCTCCCCTCGCACTTGTGGATGTGGTTTGACATGTCAAAGTAGATCGGGCGTGCGGCGGTCGGCGGCTGCCCAGCGCGTGCGGCGGCGTTGCAGACGTTCACTGCCTCGTCGTAGGTGTCCACGTGAATGATGTGGCTAATCGACGAGGCCGTTTTCGGCCAGGTGGCGAGGATGTCCTCGCCCGCCTCGGGCGTGCGGACACGGTTCCAGTTCTCGACTGTCATGGTCTCCCCTTTACTGTCGTATGTATGTGGCAGCGAAGCGATAATCTTTCAAGGTCGCGTAAGCAGGTTGATTTGATTGCAGTGCGAGGCCGATGCGCTCGCCCTCACCGCACCGGATCATTCCCGACGCGTGGATCGTCATGTACTGGCCGACCGCGGCGGACCCGTACGCGTAAACCGACCCGAACTCCGACGTCGGGGAATAGACAGTGCCCTTTGCGGCGTTTGTTACCGCGAGCAGTATGGCTCCTTCCCCGCTGTATGACTTGATCGCTGCCCACGCCTCGATCTGATATACGCCAGCTTTCGGGACCGTGACACTTTTCCCGCCGTCCGACGACCTCCATGTGCCGCCCGTTTCAACGAGCTTGCGGCCGCCCCCCATTAGCCACAGGCTATTCCACATGTCCCCGTTGAATACCGGCGTCGTGACTTCTCCCGACGCCCAGCACAGGGCCGGCTTGTCAGCGAGCGCAGCCCAGGGCAGCTCGGAGACGAGGGTTCGGTGCCCGCCGATGGTCTGCCAGTAGGCGAGCCCCGCCGGGGTGAGTACTGTGTCGTTGCCGTTGCCGTCCGCGAGCTGGATCTGCACGTTCTGGCTGGTGCGCGTCATACTGATGCGCGACGGCGCAGGCTCTGAGTAGGATTCGGCCCAGTTGGTGAGGGTGAGACGGATCGGCCATTGGCGGCCCGCTTCGGGCGTGTGGGGAGGCCAGGTGGCGGTGACCCTAATCTGGCGTTGGTCAGTGGTTTCAAGGTCGCCGACGTTCAGGGTGAGCGTGCGGCTGGTTGATTGGCTGGTGGAGGTGGAGACGACGGCGGGGTCACGGTTGATGAGGTAGATGGCGGTGATGGTTGCGCCGGCGGGGGCCTGCAGGGTGAGGGTGACACGAAGATCGCGGACAGTCTTACCAGTGGTCGGCGTGGACGTCGTCTCGACGTGCTCTGGCCCCCACGCGGGTTCGGCAATCTCAAAAACTGGGTGCGTACCCTGCCAGGTGGCGCGCGTGGCCGGTGTTTGCCCATTGACGCGTCCGATTGTAAAGGCCGGCGTCCAGCGCATCATAGTGTCGCCGCGGAGTGTACGTGCGGCACCGACACCACCGAGCACGAACTCAGAGCCGCGCAGCTGTGCGCCGCTGATCCACTTGCCGGTGATCCTGTCGGCGATCAGCTCACCTGGGATGACGGCGTTTTCGGCTCGGATCTTGTCGACGACCGTGAGGGTGTCGAACGCGGCGAGCTGGGCGTAGAGAGCTTCGCTGGCGACGATTTCGCGGGCGGTGACCGTGCCCGCCTTGATGCGTGAGCCGTCGATGGGCGCGCTCGCGGCTTCGGCGATCTTGCGGGTGAGGTCGTCGCGGGTTTCCTCGATGGCGGCCTGCGCGCCCTGCAGGGCGGCGTTCGCCTGCGTGGCGGCGTCGCGGGCGGCCTTGGCGGCCTCGCCCACGGGCACCGTCACGACGCCGGTGGGGGCGGTGATGGTGGGCGCGTGTGCGAGGGTTGCTGCGCCGGTGGTGTCGCGGTCGAGGCGTACGGGTGCACCCTGCCAGGTGATGCCAGCGGTCGATGGCACGACGACGCTGGTGCCGGGCGGGGCGCCGTGTGGGGTGACCTCGACGAGACCCGCCGCCTGGTCGACAATGCCCGTGACCGTGCCCTGCACGGGGCCAGTGTGCGGCGCGGGGGCGCGCGTGGGGGTGAGGTCGAGCCAATCAGAGAGGCTATCGGGCGTTGACACTTGCGTAAACCTCCAGGTCGACGCGCATTTGCGCGTCGGAATCGGCCAGATCTATCGAGTAGCCTGTGACGGTGCCGGTCACGACCTCCTCGCCCGTCTCCACCGAGATCGTGTCCCACAGTTCGATGCGAGGGTCAGACGCGAGGGCGAGGCTGCGCGTGCCCCTGGCGGCGAGGGCCTTCGCCCTGTAGGTTTCGGCGGCTTGCTGGACGGTGCCCTCGAGGTCTGTCATCTGCATTTCGCTGCGCTCGGTCACCACGCCGTAGACGGCCGGCTGGTAGGGCGCGTCGTACAGGGTCGCGACCCCGTCGTAGTGGGGCGCGTCCCCGCCGCCCTCGGGGGTTTCGCCGGTCGTGCCGACAAACCAGCGGTTCGGGCGGCGCTCTGCGCTCTTGCGGGCGGCCTCGATGAGGAGGTCGCGCCCCGTGTAGGTCTCCGACGCGACCCCCGTCGCGGGTTTCCACACGTGCAGGCACCCGTCAGGGCGCACAGTCCAGGCGAGCCCGTAAGCATCGGCAAGCTTCCCCATGGCCTCGGTACGGCTGGTGCCCCACTCGAATGTGCGAGGGATAGCCTGGTCGCCGTCGTCCACGATGACCTGCAGGCCCCCCTCATCCGGCGCGCCCGCGAGGCGCTGAAACTCGCTTGAGACTGTGGCGCCGCCGGGCGGGGACGAGGGCCAGTCCATCGGGTTCTTCTCGCACCGCTGAAGCAGATCGTACGCGGTCACACTCACGCCGCCGGTGCTGGTTTCTTCCCACGCATCGATCTGGTAGATACCGACCTTGACGCGGGTAGTCACACCGCCGGTGGTGATCGTCTGCACCACGCGTAGCCGCTGACCGTAGTTGTTCAGCGGGTCGCCGGGGTCGCGGGGCACCCACCCGTGAGGGGCCTCGAGTGTGAGGCGCTCGCGTGGCGTGCGGTCCGTCGACGCTTCGAGCTGCGCGCTGACGACAGGGATATTCTCAGCGAGGACACGGCCGGCGAGGACCGACGACACGTGTACGTCGATTGTTGCGGGGGCGGCTAGGGCCGCTGCGCTCGGGCCGCCCCTCATGGCATCCCCGCGAACTCACGCAGGAGGTCCACGTAGGAGCGGCCTCGCCACTTCGAGACCGCGTCCCACGCGCCCCACGTGACGACTGGGATCGTGCCGACCAGGGCGCGGGCCTCGTCCATGTCGACCTGCTTGTAGTCGAGCGTCCACTGGCGGCGTACCCGGTCGCGGCGGCCCGTCCGCTGGCTGCCAGCGTGCGTGATGGCCAGGACGCGCACGGCGGGAATATCGCAGTCGGCAAGGTCGCACGCATCATGCGAGTGAACCGCGATCACCGGCTGCCTGGCCTCGAGGATGCGCTCGAGGCGCGCGCTCTCATCAGCGTAGGCAAGGAGCTCAAGCCGCCCGGTGTAGGCAGCTGCGACCCCAGCCCACCGGATGACGGGCGTGCGGCGCGCGTTGATGTCCGTCGCGGTCGCCCGCGTCTCATACTCGCGGGCATCATCCCCGATGTAGGAAACGACGGCACGCTGACGTGAGTCAAGGCTGGTGACTGCGTAGCCTTCGCCGCGGCGAGTGAGCGTAAACCGCTTGCTCCCTACTGTGTAGGTCGTCGCCACGCCTGGCGGCGCGAACGGGTCGCACACGGACACGGCGGCGCGGCCCGTCTCAGCGGGGAGGATAACACGGTGGCCGTCACTCACTGCGAGGGCAGCGTCCGCGCCGTCCAGGTAGAAACATGGCAGCCCTGTTTCTTTGTGTATCCAGGCCTTGACTGCCATTACTGCACACTCCTCACGACCTTGACGGCCTCGGTCCTTGCGAACGCCCGCGTCTGCTCTCCCGTCCACGGGTTGGTCACAATCGCCGTGACGTGGACGTTCGCCGCGCCCGCGCCCGTGGCGTTCCCGCCCACGCCGCCCGTCGCGTACGGCGTCGCCGCGCCGGGGATGTAGGTACCGCCGAAAATGTCGGCGATAGATGCGAGAATGGCCTCGCTGCGCTTACGCTTCGACTTGGCGAGCGGGATGTAGCCCTCCCCCCCGGTTTCGGGCTCTGCCCACACGCGCCAGGCGCCCGCCGGGGCGATCTGCGCGACGTGGCGCTCCCTGTGGAAACCGCCGCCCGCGTAGAACGAGAGGACCGACCCGTCGGCCTGCGCTGACGGGCCACCAGACTGCGAGTACTGTCCGACGATGTTTACGTACCAGGTTTGGCCGTTCCACGCCGCCTTGATGCCCTCCATCTTGCTACTGACATAGTCATTCGCGTTGATGTTCACGTAAGGTGTGTAGCCGTCAATGGCGGCCTTGATGACTTCGAGCTTCGCGTTCGCTTGCTCGTTGTTGCCGTCGATGGTGACCGTGCCGGTCGCCGCGTCGACCTGGCCGACCGACGCGGCAAGCTGAGCGATAGCCGGGTCAGAGTTAGCATCGATGGTGATCGTGCCGTCCTGATTCTTCGCATAGCCAAGCGTTTCCAGGATCGTCGTGATAGCCGAGTCATTCGTGGCGTTAATCGTGATCGTGCCGCCGTTTTGCGCCTGCACGTAGGCGATAAACGCGTCGACGGATGCGTTCGCCGCCTGCGTCTCAGCGGTCACGTGCGATTCGATATTCGTCGGGATGAGATTCAGCTGATCGGCGAGATTGGCGGCGTCGTCAGCTGACAGGCCCATGGCCTGCGCGACCGCGATGAAGTTGTCGCGGGTCGTCTGCATGGCGGCCTGCATGTCCTCCATGGTCGCGCCGTTCTTCTCCATGCTTTCGACGAGTTCCCAGCCGCTCTTGGCGAGGTCGTCGAGGGCGGCCTGGTTGGCGCGGCCCGCCGCCGTGGTGATGTCGAGGGTCTGCCCGTTTTTTTCGACAGCGGCGTTCGCCGCGTCAATCGCGTCGTACAAGTTTCGCCACGAACCACGCTCGCCCAAGATGACATCCTGAAGGGTCTTTTGAGCATCGATCAGGTCTTGCGTGGCCTTCGCTTGGTCCTCCATGGCCTTCACGGCCTGGTTCGCGGCGCCGGCGAGCTGGTCTTGCGCCGAGGCGTTCTTGATGCCGGCTTCGGCGGCGAGGTCGTTCTGCTCCTTCGCCTTCTTGAGCGCTTCGCTTTCGTTGTTGAGCGCGTCTTTTACCTGACCCGACAGTTCCATGTATTCTTTTGTCCCACTTGGGCTATTCTTTGCCGCGTCGTGCGCAGCGGTCAACGCTTGGTTGACGCGGTCCATTGCGTCAGATGATCCGGCGGCTGCGTCAACGAGGTCGTTGATGTCGCCGCCGAGCTGCTTGTACGCGTCGGCGGCGGACTTCGCGCGCTTTGAGTCAAAGAAACGCCAAAAACTGCTGTCGTCCTCGGACAGGTTGCGCAGCGCGATCGCGCGCGTGGAATCTGTTGCCGCGCCCGTGACACTATTCAGGCTTTCCGCGTATTCCTTAGCTGCGGCGGATGCCTTGGCTTGCTGCGCCTGGTAGTCGCCCAGGACGGTGGTGAGGCCGACAATGGCGGCGGTTGCGGCGAGTCCCCATGGGCCGCCGAACGCGCCCAGGAGTGCTGAGCCTGCGCCCTTCGCGGCGTTGCCGATTCCCGCGAGGGCCGGTGTGGCGGCCTGCGACAGGGCGCGGATGTTTGACACGCCGTTCGCGCGGGCGGTCGTCCAGGCGGTGCCGAAGCCGCTGATAGCTGCGCGTGTTTCGGCGAGGCCGCCGCGCATACCGCTGAAGCCCTCCATGATCCTGGTCAGGAAGGGGACCGAGCCGTTCAGGGATTGCATGGCCGTGCGCACGTCGGTAATCATCGTAAACACCTTCATGCCGGTTCCCGCCGTGAGGGCGGCGGCTGACGTGAAGGCGGCGAGGCCGAGCGCGCCCTGCTGCACGGGGGCGGGTAGGGCACTGAAAGCGTTGACGGCCTGCTCTGCGAACTGCACGATGGACCGGAGGAAGTCGTTAGCGCCCGAGCCGCTCTTAATAAACAGGGTCTCGAACGAGCCGCCCAGCTTTTCGAGGTCGCCATTCAGGTTGTCCATGCGCGCTTCGGCGGTCTCGGCGGCGTATCCGGCGTCGTTGACCTTGTCAATCCACGACTGGATGCCGTCGGCGCCCTGCTCGTACAGGATCGACGCCGCGCGGATCGCGTCCTGGCCGAACATTTTTTTGAGGGCGGCCTGGCGGTCCTCGGCGGTGAGCTTCGAGAGGGAGTCGTGGAGCTGGCCCGCGTAGGCGGCGAGGCCGACGAACTTTCCCTCGGCATCGTATGCGCTGATGCCGAGTTCTTCCATGTATTTCGCGGCCTGCTTGGATTGCGGCGTCATGTTCAGGAGCATCGTCTTAAAAGACGTGCCCGCGTCGGAGCCGAGGAGGCCAGCTGATGCGAACGCTGCCAGGCCGCCCGTGGTTTCCTCAATGCTGAGGCCCGTCTGCGAGGCGACGAGGCCAGCCTGCTTCAAGGCCATTCCGAGGTCGGACACGTCGCCCATGGCCTTACCCGCGCCCGCCGCGAGGAGGTCGGCGACGTGGCCAACGTCCGACCCGTTGAGCTTGAACTGCGTCAAGGCCACGGATGCGATTCCGGCGGCGTCGGCGACACCCAGGCCACCGGCGGCTGCCAGGTCGAGAGAGCCCTTCAAACCGCCGTTCAGGATGTCAGCGGTAGACACGCCAGCCTTGGCGAGCTCCTCGATTGCCCCGGCGGCTTCGGACGCGCTGAACGCCGTGTCCGCGCCCGCCTGAATCGCGGCCTCCCTGAGCTGGTCCATGTTCTCAGCGGACTCGTGCGTGGCGGCCTGAACATTGCTCATGGCCTGGTCGAAGTCGGCGAAGGACTTGACGACGTAGCCGGCGGCGGCTGCCGCGGCGACGCCGTAGCCGACCATGGCGGTCGAGGCGGTGTCCCAGGCGGCGCGCTGCAACTGCGCGGACTGGGCGAGGCGCCCCATGGTGGTCTCGGCGGTCTTGCCGGTGGGGTCGCCCTTCGCGGCGAGCTGGTCCAGGCTCGTCGCCGCGCTCTTGATCTGCCTGTTGAAATCGCTGACGTTCGCGCGAAGCGTGACCTTAATTGACCGTTCAGTCATGGGCTGGTGCCTTTCCGCGCGCGATCCGCGCCGCTATATGACGGTGCCCCGCCCGGCGGCTAGTCCTCGGTGCCGGTGAACACCACCGTCGGGACCATGCCGGGCGCTGGCCCGTTCTTGTTCTTCTTGCGCCACAGATCGAGGGCCATTTGAGCGTTATCCTGTCGCTCCTCGACCTCGAAATAGCCTTCGTAGTCGCCCTCGGTGAGGCGCTTGGGGTATCCGTAGGAGCCGACGCGGGTGTCCTCGTACATGTCGAGCGCGCCCGCGAGGGTGCTGTCCATTTCACCCCACGTGTCGCCGGGCACGCCCAGGAACTCGGTCGGGCGGCGGCCCCATTTCTTCGCGCTTCGGAGTGCGCGGACCAGCCACAAGCCGGTGGGCCGGTCCAGGCACTCCGTCACGAAGGGACCGAGATGCGCGGCGCCTGCGTGTTGACGGTTGCGACGGCCTGCACGAGGGCGACGACCTGGGGTTCGATGCGGTCGCGTAGGGTGGCGAGCATGTCCACGGTGAGGCCTTCGGGGGCGGTGATCTGCGCGGCGAGCTGCTCGAGGGTGGCCTGGTCGCCGTCGATGCCGCGTTCTTCGCAGTCCTTGCGGAATTGCTGTACCCAGTCGGCGCTCCGGCCTTGCACGGTGATGTCGAGGGCCGACGCGCGGATCTGGTCGGCGACTTCGCGCATCTGTGCTTTGAGGGTGCGCATGTCGTCGACGTTGGCGGCGCGCTTCGCTTCGTCGTACCTGGTTTCGAGTGCGGACAGGTCCGCAAACAGGTCGCCCCGCGCGTACAGGGTGACCGTGCGCTGGACGGGGGTGACGCCTGCGATCCAGGCGGCGAGGTCGAACGTCTCGGGCGTGACGGTCTCGGTGGGGGCCGCGTGCGTGAGGGCCATATCGGCCATGGTGAGTTCTTCGTCGTGGGCTGCCATTCTGTGCTCCTATGTGTGTAGCTGTGGTGGTGTGGGCTGCCGTTGGTGGGGCCCGCCCGGCAGGTCTGGCAGCCCGTGAACGGGACCTGCCGGGCGGGAGATAGAGGGGTGACGTGTCAGGCTGGCAGCACAGGGCCGCCGACGGTCACGTTCTCGGCGGAATCCATGACGTTGAGCTTCGCGGTGCGCTTGATGTAGCCCGCGAAGCGGTCAGACGGCTTGGTCGGCGTGCCGAGGACAACCTCGTACACCGAAACGGTATCGCCGGTTTTGATTTCCATGGACTCGAGGGGGCCCTCGCGCTCGACCAGCCAAATGGTGGTGCCCTTCTTGCAGATGAGGTCCCAGACGAAGTCGTCGGCGGCGACGGGATAGCCGTTTTCGTCGAGGTACCGGAAAACCGTGAGATTTCCGGTATACGAGGTGGGGCCGGGGGACTTGCCCTCGCCCGTCTTGCACATCTCCTGCTCGGTAATCTCCGTGTCCGAGTCGGCGCCGAGCGCGTAGTCGGACTTCATGATGTGGCAAGAAATCTTCTTGCCGTTCTTGATCTCCTCGGCGGTGATCGCGGCCATGTTCGCGGGCTTCGTGGTGAGCGCCCACAGGGCGATTCGACCGTCTGCGAGGGTCTTTGCACCTGCCATGTTTCAGTCTCCTTCGGTAAGGTGGTCGGGGGTTTCGTCCCCGCTGTCGGGGGCGTCGTTGGCGCCCTCCTGGCCGCAACACAGAGGTTCGCGGGCCTCGGGGGGCGGGGTGAGCGTCCAGTCAGTGCCCCAGATCGGGTGCCCGATCCAGTGCTCGGGGATGTCCTGGAAAACGCCTGTGCGCGTGTTGTAGGCGGTGACCATTCAGACCTCCTTCGTCTCGGTGGTGGCTTGTGCGCGGAACGTCACGGTGCAGTAGCGGGGCGCGCGGTTCGCGGGCGCGCCCACGGTCGAGTTGTCCGAGCGCACGTCCGTCACACCCACGTGCTTGAGCGGGAAACACCGCCAGCCGTCCACCGTGGGGATCTCTCCGTCCAGGAGGGCGGTGACCTGATCGGCGAGGTCCAGGACGTTCGCGGTCGTCGCGGCGACGACCTGCACGTGCAGGCGCACGTCAACATCCCCGCCGCAACCGGCCAGCGCTTCGGACGTGGCCAGCGTGGGCGGCCCCCACACGAACACGAACGGCAAACCGGGGTTGCTGGGCGGGTCACCGACGAACGCTTTGACAGATGCGCCCGCCGACGTGAGGGTGGCGAGGCGTGCGCGCATCTGCGTCATGATGGTGAGTGTCAGCCCCATAGCTCTCCTACGATGTCGGCGACGGCCTTCTGGAAGGCCTCGGCTTCTTCGTTCAGGGGTTCGATGGGGTCGCGGGTGTGGCCGCCACCCCTCGACGTGCCGAAATAGGCGATATTTGCCAGGGCACCCGATGGCTTGTCGGGGCCGATCTCCGCCTCGATAGTGTGGCCGGTGTCGGTGAGGTCATAGGAGATGGACCGTGCGACGGCACGGATGCCCGCGTTTCCAGAGGCTTCAAGGTCGGCCTGCATGGCGCGCTTGATATTCAGTGCGCCCCGGCTCACGGCTGGCCTAAGCCAGCGGGACAGTTCGCCGGGGAGGCGGGTTGCGTCGGCTGCGATCTGCCTGACTTCGCTGGTGTCAATCTCGATGCCGCTCACAGGAGATCGTCCCCGTTGGTCTCCACGTCGACCTGGAAGCGCCGCGAAGTGACGTGTGTCTTGTCGAACAATCCAGTCACGCGGAAGACGCTCAGGTAGCCTGCGACGCGGATCAGGTCGCCGACCCTCACGGCGTCCACATGGTGCGGTAGGTGAATCGAATACCGCTGAATGGTGACGAGGGCCCCGGCGGCGTTCGCCGCGGTCTCGTGTGCCTCGTACGTCTGGACTTTGCAGGGGCCAGTCCATACGGGGGTTTCGGTGATGTGGTCGAGTCCGTCGGGGCCTGTGGTGACGGTCGGCCGGGTGATTGTGGCGTGGTCGACCATGAGGGCTTCGGCGGCGCGGCGGCCTGCGATGGCGGCGGTGCGTGCGCTCATGCCCAGCCTCCCGTCGGCGTCGTGTTGGCGTCGCGGCCCCCATACCAGGGTGCGGGGGTGAGCACCGGCATGTATGCGCCAGATGTGGAGCCGTCCTGACTCAGGCGGGCCCATTCGTCGGCGGTGAGGGTGAGTTCCACAGCGGATGCGGCGGCGTCCAGCGTGTAGCTGTAGTCGTCGATGCGCTCATTCCGCTTGCCGTCGGGGTTGCGGGCGCGGCGGGCCACGACCTCGCTGAGGACGTCGGCGAGGATCTGCCGGTCCAGGTTGTCGAGATTGCCGAGGCGGGCGCTGATGATGCGCTCCGTTTTGCTGATCCAGTTGGTGATCTGTGCCTGTTCGTCTGGGTCGGTGATCGGGCGTCCGAGGGTGGTCGCCACGTCGATTACGGTCGCGTAGGCCATGCGGGGGCCGCCTTTCACTCGTCGGTGGGTGTGGGGTGCCCGGCGGGCGGGCGACGCGCGTACCCGAGGCGCTCCCACAGGGGGAGTTGGCTCGCTGGCACGGCGACGTGGTCGCCCGCCGGGCTAAGCAAGTGAACGATCAGGTCGTTCACTTGCGGATGATCTTGACGAAAGCGTCCTTGTCAGCGACAGCGAAGCCGTACTCGGCCTCCGCGCGCACGGCGACGAGGTTGTTCTCGTAGAGAGAGACGAGCTGGCCGCCGATGGTGACCGTCGCCTCGGTCGAAATATCCATCGTGATACCGCCGACCGTGCCCCAAGCACACTTCGACCAGTCGCCCGCGAAGCCGACGGTCTTGTCCAGACCAACGTTCTCGTGCATGTACGTGGTGCGACCGAGGACAGAGCCCGAACGCAGGGCGGGGACCGCGCCGGTGTAGGCGGCCTCCGCGAACAGCGGGCGACCCGCCGTGTCCTTGGCGTTCAGGAGGTCGATCTCGAAGCCGGTGTCGAACGCGAAACCGGTGACCTGCTTCTTCGGCGTGCCCTGCAGATTCAGGGCCATCGCCTTCACCAGATCGTCGTACGTGTTGGTACCAGCGGCGGCGCCCAGGGTGACGGACTTGGTGGTGGCCGCGAGGGTGGTCTCGAACGGCGACGTGCCGTTGCCGTCGCCGCCCTTGTTGTGGAACACCGCGAGGTCGAAAGCGCGGGCGAACGCGTCGGCGAGGAGACCCTTTAGGGTCTCGCTGTAGCCGCCGGGGTTCGCGCGAATGACCTCCTGAGAGGCGACGGCAATCGCCGTCAGCTTCTTGGGTTCCATCTTCACCAGACCAAGGCCGGCCTCGGTGGTGTGCTTCTGGGCACCCTCAGCGGTCCAATTGGCGGTCGGCTTGCTGGTAACGATGGGGAACGCCTGGCCCGAGGCTCCGAGCGGAACCTTGCGGATGAGGGACATTGCGGCGCTGCCCTTGGCGGCCTCGTCGAAAATGGGGCCGGCGAGTTCGGGCTTAATAAAGCCGTTAAAATCGCTCAGCTTCTTGGCGGCGGTGATTGCCATGGTTGGTGCTCCCTTCGAGCGTGAGAATGTGGTGGTGGGGTGGGCTGCTCAGATGTCAGCGCCCGCCGACGGCCTCGATGAGCATTGCCGTCAGCGCGTCCGTTGTGGTCGCCGGTTCGGGCGCGCCGCCCTGCGACGGGTCGGGGCGCATAGCCAGCGGCGCGGGGGACGCGTCAGAGGCCGGGGCCGGGGCGGGAATCGCTGCGAGGAGCTTGTCGGCGGACGCGGCGAGCTCCTCAGCGGTAGTCCCCTGCACGAATTCGGCGAGCGCATCGGGCACAGCCTTTTCGTGAATGACCTGCAGGCGGGTCAGCTGGGTTTGCAGGTCGGCGACCTGCGTCGCGGCCTCCTCAGCTGCAGTCGTCGCGGCCGCCTTGGCTTCGTCGAGGTTGACGGTCAGGGCCGCGACCTGTGCTTCGAGATCCTTGACGCGCGCGTCGGCGGCCTTGCGGGCATCACGCTCGGCGCGAAGGGCCTTGACGCCGCCCTCGTTGAGGGTTTCCTCAGCGGCGGGCGTGTTGTCCGTCGTCTCCGTGTTGGTGGCCTGCGCTTCGGATGCGTTGGTGTCGGTGGGCATGAGTGGTGGTTTCCTTTCTCGAATCACTCGAGGGGGGCCGCCCGCGCCGTCGCGGCGCGAGTCGGTGGCTTAGTGGGCTGCGCGCAACAGGGCGCGCATCCGTGTCAGTTCGCCGCCCGTCGCTATGGCCGCGTAGTAGCGGGCCTCGACTTCGGCGGCGATCTTCGGGGTGAGGGGGTAGTCAGCGCCGCCGATCCGAGCGCCTCCGTGGCGCTCCTGCGCGGCGGGCGTCCACGGGTTGAGGCCGCCCAGCACGTCCTGCCAGTCGCGGGGGGCGATCATGACGCGGCGTTCGGCGGCGGTCATGCGGCGGCCCTCATAGGTGGCCTCGTACTGGCCGCGCAGGGCACCGCCGCTGACCTGCCCGCGCCCGGTGATGTATCCCTGCGCGCGTAGTGCCTCGACGGCCTGCTCACGGTTCGGGTTCAGGCGGTAGATCGTTTCCGGCGTCATGCGCTTCTGCCCGCGCCGTAGGATCTGGCCTGCCCACCCGTGGCGGCTGGTGCCCTCAGTGGTGAAAGCGCCTCGGTACTTCATGCCGCGACGCGCGTTCACCACCTGATACATGTCGGCCCCGTCGCGGATGGCCTGCGCGCCCGAGTTCGTGAACACGCGGTTTTGCTCAGCTTCACTCATGCGGATGAACGCCTCGTACGGGTCGTCGATGAGGCCCTCCGCGAAGGCTTCGGCCTGATCCGTGACCATCGTCGGCACATGCTTGCAGTCACACCGGGGATGCCGTAGAAAACCCTGGTTCCACCTGTAGAAGCGGCCTGCGAGGACCACGCACCGCGAGCACGACGGCGGGTTCAGCATCCGCACGTACCCGACGCGGGGCCTGGCGGCGATCTGCACACCCGCCGCGCCCCTGCCCGCGTCCGCGATCTCCGTGAGGACCATCATCGATAGCTGACGGCCCCCCGCCGCGAGCGCCTGCGCGGGGTCCATGCCGGCGGCTATGAGTGTGCGGGTGGTGATGGCGGGGCCGCGTAGGAGGGTGTCGAGGCTGCGCCCGTCGGCGGCGAGGCCCGCGAACGCGTCCACGTCCACGAGGCCGTCAGGTTCGGCCCATTGGTCTTGCTGTCCGAGGGCGAGTGCGCCGCTGACGAGGGCGCTTGCCGCCGCCGTGCGCTGCGCGGCGGTGATTGCGGCGGTGACGGTGGGGATGCGCTCGCGCCAGGCGTCGGTGATCCAGTTAGGCCCTAGCTTGCGCCAGTGGCGGGTCGCTACGGCGAGGGCGCCGGCCTCCTGCTCACGGACCAGCCCGTAATGCGCTTCAATCGCGGGCGGTATCGATGCCATGGGCCGTGTCTGTCTCGTCGGTCAGGGCGGGGGTGGTCTTTTCCAGGAGCCGAAGCAGATCCGGGTCGGTTTCCTCCTCGCGCAAGTAGGCGCGTTCGGTTTCCTTCCTGGCGTCGTCCCAGCCGAGCTCGTCCCACGCGCCTTCGCGGCTAATGAGGGGCTTGCCGCCTGCGAGTTTTTGCAGGGCGTCGGCCTTCTGGCTGAATGTGGGGGTGGCGGGGTCGTGCCAGGCCACATTCACGGCACCCATGGGGACCGTGTGCCCCATGATGCGGGCGGCGATTGTCAGGGCGCGGGACAGGGCCGCGCCGCACTCGGCGTTGACGCGCTCCACGCGCTTCACCAACTTGGACTCCTCAGCACGGATAGCGCCCTCAGCGGGCGGGTTGGTGGTGATGAGGCCGAAATAACGGGCGGGGAAACCTGTCAGGGACGCGGCGAGCTTGCCGTACAGCTCGATGGTGTTGTGGAAGTTACTCAGTTCGCCGGGGGCAAGCTGGGTGACCTTCGCCCCGGCGTTCTGTAGGGCAACGAAGGGGTTGAGGTAATTCGTCCACGCGGACGGGTCCGCGAAGTCGCTGCGCTTTGCGCCCATGATGATTCGCTTCGGGACCGCGTTCGTCTCTAGGGCGGCCTGCATCTGCGTGATGGCGCGTGCGGCGGCGTCCGTCACGCCCATGATGTCGTCCATCTCGCTATGCCCCGTCGTTTCGCCGGTCATCTGACGGTTGAACGACGGGATCACGGGGACGACGCCGAGCCGGTGTTCGTCGCGGTCTACCACGCGCCATGCGCCGCCTACGGTGGCGTAGGTGGTGGTGGTGTCGGGCGTGTAAATCGTCGCATACCTTGTTTGCGTGCCGTCGGCGGCCTGGTCGGTGACAATGCGCACCGCGCGCGTGATCGTCTTACGCCGATAGTCATACTTCACCGTCATTTGGCGGGGGGATTCCACGCAAATGATCGGGTAGTCTCCCCCCTGGTCGCCGACACCGACGGATAGATAGGCGCGCCCGTAGATAAGCCGGTCGCGCTTCCACTTGCAGAGCTCGGCTTCGAGGTCGTTTGCGTCGATCATGGCGCGAAGGGACGCGGCGACTTCGGGATGTGCGGGGACCATGATGCCGCGCACGTCCTGTCGCTCCTCGATGGTGTCGACCACGACGCGGGGCCAGTTGACGACGGTTTCGAGGGTACGCAGGGACGGGGGGAGCGCAAGACCAAGGTGCTGAAGCGTCTGGCGGCCCTCGTAATAGGCGCGGTGCTTCCTGTCGGCGGGTGCCGTGATGTTCAGGGCGTTCTCAGCTTCGGCGAGGAGCTTCGCCTCGTCACGGGTGATCTGGTCAGTCATGTCGTGTCCTTTACCAAGCGAAGGAGATAGCGCCGCCGGTCTCCCAGCCTTCGGCGTGCTCATCCGCGGCGGCCTCGTGGGCGAGGATGTCGGCCATGAGAACGTCGATCTTCATGTGCTCGGCGGGCTTGCCGAGGATGAATTTGTCGCCGGGCTTGGCGACCTTCCGCGCGTGGAGGGCGCATAGCTTCGCGGTCTCATCCGGGGTGTGGGTGGTGAGGCCTTCGGCGAGGTCCTCACGGAAACGCACCAGCGCTGCGAACATCCGTGTAATCGAGTTCGTGGGCCACTGCACGACGACATCGTCGCCGTAGAGGTTTTCCCAGTGGTCGATCTGCGTTTCCCAGTGGCGCGGGTCGCAGTAGAAACGCTGAACCGTGTATCGGTCCATTAGTTCGGCGACCGCCGCGTCCACCTCACCGCGTGGGATGCGGCCTTCCGGCCATTCTTCCGGGTTCCACACGGTGGGCCGCTGGTCGGGGCCGTACGTGGGTGTGAATCGCAGGCCGTCGACGGTTTCGGCGCGGATCGCCGTCCAGTCACCCGACCGCGAACCGTCAAACCCGAGCGCGATTTCGCAGCCCGGTTCGGGCTGGGTGTCGCGGCTCTGCCTGTCCCACACCTTTTCAGTGAGATAGGAGCCCTTGCCCTGGACGAGGCGGTTCCCGAAGAATCGCTCGGCCTGCGTCGGGTCCGTCTCCATGAGCTCGTCGACCTCGGCGTCAATCGCCTTCGGGTCAACCCACGGGGAGGAGGCGTACACGAAACGGTGGATCTTCGACCTGTCGGCCTTCTTCGTGTAATCCCAGTCAAGGGGCGGTTTCTCGTAGAACTTGAAGATGTCCCGCGCCCGGCTCTGGTATGCCTGTTGCGCTGCCGAGTCCTCCATGGGGTCCCACGGGTTTGTCAGCTCAATGGTTCGGCCCTGCATACCTGCGACCGCGCGTCGGATCGTCTGCCACGTATTGAGCACGCCCGACTGGGGCGTGTAGAGGCCCGACTCGTCCGCGATAGCGCAGGTGAAGGGCTGACCGAGCTTGGAACGCGCGGCGCTCGTGACGGGCACGATCTTGCCTTCGTTCGGCAAGCGGACAAAGCCCTCACGGACGCGTACGAAGTCGCCGAGCGGGCCGCTCTTAATCATGGCCTGCAAGGGCTCGTAAACGTTCCTAGTCTGGTCCTCGGCGAAAGCCAGGAGGGCAATCAGGCTCTTGTCACGAGGGCGGCCCATAGCCTCCCCCGGCTCGTACCAGTACTCCCACCCACAGCCGCACCCGTGGTCCGAACAACGGTAAACGTCGCCGCTCTTCGCCCACCCCGCGAACATCGCCGGGCCCACACCCTCAGCGAGCGCAACAGCCGCAGCGAGCGGCGACTTACCCGACTTCTGAGGCCCCACCCACAGGCTACGACGGTAGGTGAACGGCTCCACAAGACGGTGCGGGTCCGCAACGGCTTTAGCCTTGATGCGGTAGTGATTCGCGTTGCAGTAAAGCTGCCAGCCATTCAGCACGAGCGGCTGGTTGAAATACACGCCCGAGGGGACCAGGCAGTGGGCCTCAATCCAGTCAGAGATCAGGAACCCAAGCGTGTGATTCGGATTGAAATCTAGGGCGAGCGGGGGCGGCGCGTACTCGTCATGAGTCATTGGCGTCGCCGTCGACGACGGTCATGCCAGCGAGCCGGGCGCGGGAGGAGCGTCGGCGCGCCGGGCGCGCCGATGGTTCGGCCTGGTCGGCGGGCTGGCCGGTGGTGATCTGCCACTGGTGCAGGGCCAGGCCCGAGGCGGTAAGGCCGATCTGGTCGGCCAGTCGCAGGAGCGCGGTCTTATCGCCCGCCTTCGCGCCTTCTTCCTCACAGGTGACGGCGAGGCGCACCCACTGCGCGACGTTGTACGTCATCCAGGGCTGCTCGCGCCACACCTCGGACTGAGGCTGCTTCCAGGCCCACTCCCATAGCTCGAGTTCGCGCTTCCAGCGCAGCTCGGTGGCGAGCTTGCGGAAACGGCGTCCCCCGTTGGGCAGGGTTTCCCAGAGCTGCATAGGGGGCATGGCGAACTCGGGGACTGGCGCGGTGGCGGGGACGCCTCCGAGCTGTCGGAAGGCAATACCGCGCGCGTCGCTGCGAGCACTGTTGGGATTGACGGGCGGCCCACTTCGGGCGCGAGCTCCACCGGAAGGCATGGTCGGTCTCCTCGCTGGCCGGCGTCGCGCCTGCCTGCAGGGCCACCTCGGCGTCGCGCCGGGCGGCTTTTCCTTTGCGGGCGGGCCCTTTTGAACCCTCCGCACTGTTTACACCCCTCACCGGCGGTCTGACGGGGCCCCCGTCGGGGCCACCCCCCTGGGGGGTGTGCGTGTCAGTCCGTTTCGGTTCGGGCGTATTTGTGGGCCGCTTTGCCTGCGGCGCTGCGATTGCAAAAACGATGTTCAGGACCGCGAATGATCGAACGATCTTCGTCATCATGTCCAAGATCGAACGCTTCGCCCGCCTCAATGGGCTTGCCACACCGCCAGCAGGTGGCCTGGCCGGCCTCGACGAGGCGGGCGGCCCGCGCCCGGGCGGCCCGGTAGTGCCGGTCATACCCGCGCGCGGTTGAGTAGCCGCGCTGCTGTTCGCGCTCGCGGTTGTGGGTGGGGCAGTAGCGGGGGCCGGGGTATGGGATGAGGGCGGGGCATCCTGGGTGTGGGCAGCGGCGGCGGGACATAGGCTGTGTCCTTGTGGTGGGTGTCACGTCCCCACGTCTTGACTTAGCGTTGCGCGCGGGCTATAGTTAGTGGTGTCAGGAGGGAACAAGCCCCCTGCAACTCAACGAAGGAGATACCACAATGGAGACCATCTGGACCCCCGAGGACCTGGCCGAGGTTATTGAGATGACCGGCGAGCCCACCCGCTTCGCCACCCTTGAGGAGGCGCGGGGTATGGTGCGTGACGCGATCGGCCTCGACGTCGACGCGGATGTCGATGAGCTGATGACCCGCTGCTTCGCGTGGTACCAGGCATCCGACGCTCGCACGGGCACGATCACCGTGAGCCGTCAGGGCTTCTACCAGGTCGTGACCGCCGAGGACTTCTGGAAGGAGGTCGAGCGCCTCGGCCTGTGACCCTGTAGGTGATACACAAGACCCCCGACCTGGTAGATAGGTCGGGGGTCTTGCATATCGATTCAGGAGGCAGGGTATCCGTGGCACACTACACCCGCTTCAAGTGTGACACTACCACACTTAGGAGGTATCCGCTACTCGGTATCTGCGCGTGTCGCCACCTGCGCGCGGTGAGCCTTCTGTAGCTTGGTGGTGGCTTTGACGGCGGCGGCTAGGTCGCCGTCGATGGTTGCGTCCATGGTGTCGCGGCGTTCCATGAGCTTGACGACGACGCCGACGGTCTCGGGGTCACCTTGGGAGGCGAGGGGCCATAGGGCGGCGCTCATCTTGTCGAGGCGGCGCGCTTCAACGTCTGGGTCGTAGTCGCGCGGGTCTTGCCGTTTGCCGGCTTTGATGAGTGCCTTGACTTCCTTGGTGGTGGCGTCGAGCATGGTGGCGATCTTGGCGACGCTCATTCCGGCGGTGGCCAGGTCAAGGGCGCGCAGGGCGCGATCATCGGTCATTGCGGCTCCCTTGCTTGGACGATAGCGAGAGCTACGACGAGTGCCGCTGTGGCTATCTGAGCTGCGCCGAAGGCATGATCGTTGCCCGCGATGTTGGCGCACCCGTTCGCGGCTGTGAGGGCAGCGACCGTGATAAGCGGCGCGGCCTGGCATATGCGGGTGATGCGTCCGCGCTTCATGCTGCACCCTGCTCACGGTCGAGCCGGTCATGTACGGCGCGTACCTGGTAGAGGGGGCCGGGCTGGGTTGGCACGTGGCCTCGGTGTGCCCACTGTCGCAGGCGGTCGTGGGTGAGGGCGGGGAAAGCCTGGGAGAGGGTCGCCCAGTCCACAAAGATTGCCGGGTTGCGGGTGTTCCTGAGCACGTCGTTCAATGCGACTTTTCGGGTCATTGCTTGATCTTCCTTGTCTTGGTACCAGCGGTCGCACCGTTCACACGAGCCGTGCTCGGGGATGCCGCTAGGTGTGGGGTCGGTTGTGATGTCGCCGCCGCAATTGGGGCCGGTGCCGACGACTTGCGGGGTGTGGCCGGTGACGCGGGCGAGGATGCGCCACGTGTCGGTGATGGTCTCGGCGAGCGCCTCCCAGTCGGCGGCGTGGTCCTGCGCCCACGTGACGGTGCCGATCAGGTAGGGGAGCGTGGACCGGCGGGCGGGCGCGGGCTCGCTGCGCTCGTCGGCGAGCTGCACCGCCCACGGGTGCAGGATGTCGAGCACGCCGAGGCTGGTTCGGATGCCGGCGGGCCCGTCGTCGGTGGTGTCGAGGACGGCGGCGAGGTGGTAGGGGAGGCCCCCGCCGCCGCTGTGGCCGCCCGAGGTGGGGCGGGGAGAGTGCAGGCCTGTCGCGGTGTGTGCGGCGGTATCGAGCGCGGGTAGCCAGGCCGCGATCTGTGCGAGCATGACCTGTGGCGTGGGCATTGGCGGGGGTCTCCCTTCCGATTTTAGAGGGGTGGGCAGTGGGGATTAAAACGGGGTGTCAGTGGGGATAGTCTGGTTAGCCCACGGGCTGCCGCCGCCGGGCTGGCCCGTCACGTTCGCAGGTTCTGGCGCGGGGCCACGCGATGCCTGGTATTGGCGGCGGGCGGCGGTGCTGCCCAGGAAACGCGGGCCCAGCACTTCGTGGGCTTCGCGGCGCTGCCCGTCCTTGCCGGTGAAGGCGACGAGCGCGAGGGTTCCGGCGACGGCGACCTGGTCGCCCTTCCGGCACGTCTCAGCGACCCACGAGTACCGCTCGCCCCACAGGGCGGCGCGCACCCACACCGGGGCTCCCGCGTCCTCCCACTCGCCCGTGGGCTTGCCGTCAGGGCCCCTGCGCTGCCTGCGCGGCGTCGCGCAGATCCGCAACTCAGTGACCTGCTGGCCGCCCTGCGTCCACCGCACCACGGGATCGGTGCCCAGGTTTCCGCTGATGGTTGCTTCGATTGCCATGATTGGTGTGTCCTTTTCGTTGATTTCACGCCGTTTTCGGGGCGTGGGGTGGTTGGTGTGGGCCGCGAGCGCCATTAACCGTCCGTCTGGTCGATTCGCTGTGCGGCGTTTTGCGGCCCGTTCGCACCCTCGGGTGGGTGTGGGTACTGCCGGGGGGCTGTTCGCCCGTCAGCGGCCCGCGCTGGGGGCTTTACGGGGGGTTGTTGCGTCGAGCATGGCCTGCCAGTCGGCGGGCGGTGGTGCGGATGGGACTTCGCGGTGGGCGCGGGGCGTGCGCTGAATCGCGTGCCAGGCGCGGGCTTCGGCCTGCGTGGCGTCGCACCCGGCTTTGACCGCCTTGATCTGGGCTTTCTTCCAGGCTGCCCAGTCGCCGGGGGTGTCTGCGAGTTCGTCGGGCGGCTCGGGTAGGCCCATTCGCTCGGCGGTTTCGATGCGGGCTTTGCCGAGGGCGCGCCAGCGGCGGTTGATGTCGGCGGGCATCACCCAGGCGCGCTCGTCGCGGTAGTGCTCACCGACGATGCGAAGCGCGTCCGTGAGGGGCATGTCCCGGTCGAGGGCTTCGGCCCATGCGAGCGCGGCTGCCTGGGTGGCTTGCCGGTTGTCGTACGCGGCGGCCTTGGCGAGGACTTGGGCGGCCTCTTGCGGGTTCATGCTGCGCCTCCTTCGATGGAGATCAGGGCAGGTTGCGCGGTGGGCTGGTGGTTGGGGCCGAGGCTGTCGGCGAGTGCGAGCCACCCGTTGACCCGGTCGTCGGTCGTACTGCGCGGGGCGGGGCCTCGGCTCGGCTGCGTGTGCTGCTCCTGGCACTTGCGCGCCCAGTTGCGCCACGTCGCCGACCAGTTGACGCGAATCGCGCGTTGGCCCGAAAGCGATTGCCAGTAGTCGCGGAAGCGTTCGACCTCGAGGGCGTTCGCCGCCGCGGGCGCATTGACCTTGGTCCAGTCCGCGAGGGCCTGATCGGGCTGCCACCCGTCGGGCAAGCGAGTTCCACGTGCCGCTCGGGTTCGCTTCGAGGGCTTCGAGGTGTTCGCGGTTGCCGGGGCCGCGTCAGCGGACACGGTTGCGAGCTCGGCGCTCGCGGACTCGGCGTTTTCGGTTTCGTGAGAGGGGCCTAAAAGGGTGTGCTTCCCTGTTCCCTGTTCCCTGTTCCCTGTTCCCTGTTCCGGGAGTGAGCCCTCAGTGAGTGTGCAGTGAGGACTCAGTGAGGACTCAGTGAGTGTGCAGTTTTCGGCGTTGTATTGCGGGAAACGCGGTTTTGACGGTCGGTTTATTTTCTGGTGCTTGTCCCAGTTGGTGATTTGCAGGTATCGACGCCCGTCGGGGCCCTCAAAACGGGTGATTAGCCCCTGCTGTGAGAGGCGCATGAGGCCTCCGTGAGTCCTCAGTGAGGCCTCAGTGAATGCGTCGAGAGGGTACAGGTCACACTGGATGAGTTGCGGCTCATCACGGCCCACGCCGTTGTCCTCGACATACGACCAGAGACCGATGAACAGAAGCCGATCCTCGATGCTCAGTGCAGCGATATCCTCACTGCGCCAGAATTCGGGCTTGATGGTTCGGATGCGCACGGCTGTTACCTCCTAATCCCTGGCTCTTGCGGCGGCTCGTTCCTGGATGTCGCGCCATTTTCCGTTCCATTTCACCCACGATGTCACGTTCACGGAATCGCCGTTTTTGGTGATAAGACCGTGAGTGGCGCAAATGTTTACGCATGCCAAGGCGCTGGGGATGCCGAGGCGGTTGACGGCGACCTCGAGTGGGATCACGCCGTCGGTTTCGGGGTGCGCGGCGCACCAGGCGAGGGCACGCACGTACCACAGCTCGGCGTCGGGGCCGACGGCGATAATGGCGGGATCGTCGTAGTACGCGGCGGCGAGGGCCGCAAAGCGGCCAGGCCAATTGAAACGCGCCATCAGTTTGTCCTTTCGTCTGGCTCTATACGGATCTCTATTTGCTGGTAGTCGGCTAGAGCAAAGCCGCTAATATCGGCGATCACCCACCCGGCGGGGATGGTCTGTATCGCTTCGATGAGCTCGCCAGGGGCGATTCGTGCGCCGTGTTCGATACGGATCGTTAGGAGCTCGGTGCGGGTGGCGCTAAGCATCTTCGGCCTTCCGTTTCGGCTGTGTGTAGTAGGTGATCTGCGCGATTGCCTGATAGCCGCGCAGGACGGTGTCAATGTTCAGGACGAGCGCCGTGAGGGGTAGGTTGGTGATTTCTTTGGCGAGGTGTTCGGGTGTAATCCCGAACGCTGCGTTGAAAGTGACGGTTTTGATGGCGATTTTCCGTGGCACGGTCAGTCATCCTTCACGTCGGGTTCGCGGTAGTTGATGATGAGGCGGCGCGGCCCCGTGGTCGTGTGGATGTGCTCTACGCGGGCGTCATCGATGACGCCGCCGGGTCTGAGCTGCGAAAGCAGGGCGATCACGGCGCCGGCTGGGACGCCGTTGGGAGGGGAGAATGTCGCGGTGAACTGGCCGCGGGAATAACGAGGTATTTTCTCGGTCTCCTGTTCTCGAATTATGAGGGATACCGTATGGGTTCCCTTTGGTGTTTTATCGGTTGCGCGGGCGAAGGTCACGAGGGGCAGGTGGGTGTGATCGTCGTCGTCCCACACGCGTGCGTCCACGAGCCCGTCGACGATTGCCTTCACGGTGGGTGCTGCGTTGGTGGGGTCTGCGCGCCCCTTGGTGGGGTAGCCGATCACGGCTGTGACGACGCACGGGCCGAGGCGGCGGCCTGCCAGGCCGTGGATGCGGGCCTCACTGGCCGCGTAGGCTCGAAGCATCTTGGTTCGGCGCATGCGGGTTGACCAGTGGAGCCGCTGATTCGCGGTGAGCCATAGGTTCGGGGGCACCTGGATAGTGAGCGTGTGGCGGGTCATGGCTTGTACACCCGCTTCATGCCGGTTGCTACGGCGTGCGCGGCCTGCAGGGGCACGGTGCCGGTCTGTAGGAGCAGCATCCGCTTATCGCGGGTGAGGGGCAGGGGCGGCGTGGACACGTACCCTGCGGGGAGGCCCATCATCCACTCGATGAATTCGAGCGTGGCGCTCTCCTGCGTGCCGGGCATCGAGGTCGTGTACAGGGGGTAGGGGTAGGGCTCGCCGGTGACTTTCGCCCAGTGCTCGAGGGCGCGTGTGCGGCCCTTGTCGGGGTGGCCGGCGAGGTCGTCGAGCGACCACTGATACGCGGTTTCAACAAGGAGCGTATCGCCCACTTCGGGGGTGGGCCAGAGAGCACCCGTGCAACGGACGGAGTCCAGATACGCAGCGTTCACGCCCGGCGCCTGGCAGTCGCCGCGGACGGCGATCACGTACGCGCGGTATCGCACGTGCGGGGCACCAACGTCGCACGCTCGCACGACATGCCAGGCCGCGCGGTATCCGCGCGAATTCAGGTACTCACAGATCGGGCGCGCTTTTGCGCGGGTGGCCGACACCTCGACGATGACGAGCGACGGCTTGTAGCCGCCGCCGATCAGCGCACCGCCGGTGACAAGCCAGTCGGAGAACCCGTTGATGGTGAGCACGTCCACCATCGGGGGAATCGCGTCGAGGACGACGTGTGCGCGCGCGTGGGGGTGGTGGTAGCGCATCACAGTGCGCCCGGGGCAGTCGGGCTGCTGGAAGGGATGCGCGTGCCACGCGAGCGTCGCCCCACCCAGCGCGGCTGCCACACCGATAGGGAGGCCCCCGTAACCGGGGTTAATCGCCCCAATGGTTAGCTCGGTGTTCATCGCTCACCCCTGTCCTTTGGTGCGTCGTCGGCGGTGACCTCGTGGGCGACCTTGATGTGCATAGGGCCGCGCTCATCTGGCGAGAACACAACCAAGCTGCCAGCGTGCGCGATCCATCTGTAGCCGCAGCACCCCGTCAGCCAATAGCCGGGGTTGTTAACTTCGACGGCAAGCTCACCGCCCTCATTGCGGACAGTCACGCCGAGGCCCCACGCTCTCAGGGCTTTCGTGTCGGCCTCGGCATCGCCGGTGAGCCTGTAGGCGTAGAAATTCACGCGAGTTCCTCCTCGGTGATGGCCTGGCCGGGGTGCGTGTACCAGGCGCGGAAGTCGGTTTCCGTGCGGTTCGAGACGCGCATCCGGCCCGGCGTGGCGACGATCATGTCGCCTTCTATGGCCCACACGGTGGGGCCGGTCCCGGTCAGGTAGATCAAGCCGTCGTCGGTGCATCCGACCACCTTGCGGGCGATCTTCGCAACCGCGTCGGCGTTGTCGCGGGTCAGGCGCACCGCGCGCACCATGACGCGCTCCTGGTAGGAGCGCACGCCGTCAACCCCGGCGAGCGGGTCAAACGTTGCCATTTTCTACATCCTTAGCTGTGTGAATGAGTGTGTGAACCGCGAGCGCGGCTTGCTGTGGCACGACGCCGTTCCCGAGCGCCCTGAGTTGTAGTTCTCGGCTTAGGCCGAGGTCGGGGCCGGTGACGTGGCCGTCGGGGAGGCCCATCATCCATTCGACGAAGCGCGCGGATAGTTGGGGCTTGCCGCCAGCACGTCTGGGCGGGTTGGTTGGTGGGGGTGCTGCCCGGCCTGTGACTTTCTCCCACCTGGCGATTGCTGGCGCGTAGGTTCCGAAGTCTGTGTACTCAAGTCGCGTTGCAAGGTGCGTTGACTTCTCCGGTGGTCTCCCTGCCGTGCGGGGCAGGCCCATTACGCCGTCGCCGGCTTTCGGGGTGGGTAGGAGCTGCACTGCCTGGGTGAGGCTGACGCCGTGGCCCTCCTGGTGGCGACCCGCTTTGTGGTCCGACGCGGTCGGGGTCGGCATTAGAGTGCCGAGACCTGGTCCTGCAGACTCACGCTGTGGCCGCCTGCGCGGCGTTTGTCTGGGTGTTGTGGGCCGCCGCATGTCCCAAGGTTGGCCGTGGGGGTGGCCAATAAGGAAGAATCGGGCGCGCTGGTGGGGGGCTCCGGCGTCGGAAGCTCGTACAACTGCCCAGCGACAGTCATACCCGAGGGTGGCAAGGTCTCCTGCCACACGGCCTGCTGCCCTGAGAGCAGGTCCAGTTGATTCGTTTCCCAGCATTCCCGGCTCGGATTCCACCGGGCTATAGGCCCTCGCACTTGCTCCTAAAACGTTCTCCCACACAACGAGGCGGGGTCTGATGGTTTCGACGGCGGCGGCCATGGATTCCCACAGGCCCGAGCGGGTGCCCGAGGCCATGCCTGCGCGCTTGCCGGCGAGGCTGAGATCCTGGCACGGGCTACCGCCGCAAATGATGTCGACGGGCTCCACGTCATCCCAGTTGATCTGGGTGATGTCGCCCAGGTTGGGGGTGTCTGGCCAGCGCGTGGCTGCGAGCTTGCAGGGGCCGGGTTCCACGTCGCTTGTCCAGGCGACCCGCGCGTCGGGGTCTATGGCCATGGCTACCCCCATGTCGAGGCCCCCGTAGCCGGTGAATAGGCTCCCGATAGTCGTCATGATCGGGCGCTTTCGTCGATTGCGGCTGCGAGGTCGTCGCGGATGTTCGTCAGGTGCGTGTTACTGACGTTGTCGGTCTGGGTGCTGCGCAGTGCGTCAATGTCCGCGAGCGCCTTTGCAACGGCGTCCTGCATGACCTGCAGGCGCTCGACGGCTTCGCGGGCGCTCGCGTACGTGGAGGCTACGAAGTCAGCGAGCGCGTCCGCGCGCGCGGTCGTCTCGACGGCTTCGCGCAGCCGCTTGGCTGACTCGTAGCGTGGTTTTGGGGGCCATTGGGCGATCATGCCGCGTCACCTCCCATGCCGAACAGGTCGAGGGGCGCTTCGATGCCCTGTGCGAAACGGGCTTTGATGAGCGGGATATAACGGTCGTCGAGTTCGCAGCCGACCGCGCGCGTGTTCTCCATGGCCGCCGCCTGCAGGGTCGTGCCCGACCCGGCGAAGGGTTCGAGGATCAGGGAACCAGGCCGCACGACCAGACGGATCAGGTACCGCATAAGCTCGAGCGGCTTCACGGTGACGTGCTGTACCCCCCCCACGATGGGGCGCTCGCGGCTGGGGGCCTTCGGCTGGTACCGGAACACCGGCCATACGTGGTCGGGCGCGCCCTGCTCGACGGCGACGGCCATGGCCTCCTCGCCCATGAGCAGGTTCGGGGGATACAGGCCGTTGACTGTGTCCATGCCGGCGCGGATGTTCATCGCGCCTGTGCCGTGCTCACGGACGTTGTCGACCAGGCGGCCCTCGAGAGGCTTTCGCGCGACGACGATTGGTTCCCAGGCAGGTTTTAGGCCGACGCCCCAGCCTTCCCAGGTTTTGGCTTCGTCGGTGAGGGGGGTGCCGACCGCCCATACTTTGTGACTGGACATGCCTGTCGCAGTCTTACCGTTACCAGCCCAGTCGCGCACGTCGCGGCCTTCGCGCTGGTCGAGGACGCCCGCGGCGCGGTCGAACGCTGATGAGAGGTCCATTCCGGCGGGTTTGCCGTCGGCGCGTATCCAGGCCATGGCGTCGCGGATCTCGAAGCCGGCGTCCTCGAGGCCGCTCGTAAGCCGGTGGTAGGTACGCGTCGCGCTGAACGCGAGCAGATAGCCGCCGGGCTTGAGGACGCGCAGAGCCTCCTCACCCCATGACTGAGCCCACGCCTGGAAGCCGTGCGGTGTGGCCGTGTCCCACTTTTCACCTTGGAAGCTGATCCCGTAGGGCGGGTCCGTGATGACGGCGTCGAAATGATCGGCTGGCAGGCTGCGCATGATGTCCCTGCAGTCCCCCTGGTGGAGGGTAATGCCGTCGTACAGGTCGATGCCGGTCACGCTGCGCCTCCGTTCGGGTCGGTGTCGTCTCCGTAGTCGAAGATGGGGGCCTGGCCGTCGTCGATGATCTCGGAGTCTGCGACCGGCTCGGGCGTGGGCTGCGTCTGGTTGCTGTTGTAGATGGCCAGGAGCTCCGTGTGGAGGGTCGCTGCCTGCTCATCGTTCAGGGCGCCCACGGCGACGATCTGACCGAGGCAACGCTTGCACAGATCCGCGTACGCGGCTTGTGTGAAGCTGAGGGTTTCGAGGCCCTTTGCGACGCTGGCCTGCGCGGGGGTGAGCGGCTTGTCGAGGGGCGCGGGCTGTGACGGCGCTGGCGTGGCCTTGGCGGCGGGCTTCGGCTTCGCCGCGGCGGGTGCGGGTGCGTCGTCGACGATCTCCGCTTCGATGACTTCGCCCGTGTCGGTGATCGTCGCCCCGAAGTCCTCGGGACTATAGATCATGCCCATGAGGGCTTCGGACGCGCCCTGGCGCGCGACCTCGGTGATTGCGCGGGCCCTGAGCATCTGGGTCGGGTACTGCGACCAGGGGCCTTTCTGACCCCACAATCCGGCCTTGGTGGCCTTGTCCTTGTCCCAGGTGACCTCGAACTTGAAGGTCTTGTCGTCGGCGCGGATGAGCGTTGCGGTCACTGATTCGGGGCTGTTTTCGACGATCCTGAGCGTGTGGCCCGCGCGGCGGATCACGGCGGCCATGAGGTCCGAGGACAGGGTCGCGCGCCCGTTGATGACCGCGATTGACGCGAGCGCCTGGAGGGGTTCGAGGCCGAGGGCTGCGCCGGTTTCGGCGGCGACGAAAGCGTTAGCCGCGTTGCCCCGGTACGCGGTGGGTAGGATCGTCGAGGGGGCCAGGCGGGCAATGTAGTCGGCGCGTTCTTTCAGGCCGGCGGTGATGTAGGAGAAACCGGGGGTGGGCGCGGGGGCCGGGGTGGTGGTTTTCGCGGCGGCCTTGCCGCGCGGCTTAGCAACTTCGGTGGATGCCATGAGAAGGCCCTTTCAGTAGGAGAGTGGCGGGGGTCAGTCCTGGGCCTTCCGGCGGCGCTTGGTGGCCGCCCGGCGCTTCGCCTCGTGCTGGTCCCAGGAGAGCCACACGAGGAAGCCGCCCTGCCCGTCCGAGCGGGAGTCCACGACCCAGAATGTGCCGTGCTTGTTGAGGCTGTTTGCGTAGGCGCGGATGGTGTCCACGCGGCGGCGCGGCCAGCCGCCGGTTTCGCTGTCCTCGTTGGGGAGGAGGAACGTTTCGCCGGGGTGGGTCTGAATGTGGCGTCGTTCGGCGGGGGTGGTGATGCGCAGGAACAGGGGGGCGTGGGAGCCGATCTGCGTCTTGCCGGGGATCGGGGCCTTACGGATCGTCATTCTGCTTCGCCTCCCTGCGTTTCTTCGCGGCCCATGACGGCGGTGCCGAGGGCGATTCCGGCGGCGAGGGGGATGAGGGCGAGGAGGCCGGCGGCAAGGTTTCGCTCGTAGATAGCGAGGAGCATGGCGATGATGCCGTTGGTTACGGATGCGGCGGCGGCCAGGTGGTAGATGGTGGCGGCGGTCTTGGTGTAGGCGGGTACGTATCGCATTTTTTGTCCTTTGGTTGATTAGGGGGTGGGGGCCGCCGGGCTGCCAGCGGGGCGGCCCCCACACGGTCGGGGTTAGGCGACGGGAGGCGTCATTGCGGCGATCTGCCTTGCTAGGGCTTCGCGCGCGTCGTCGGAGTGTGCGGCGACGTCCAGGGCTTCGATGATCTTCGTCATCTGCGCGAGCTCTTTGTTCAGCGCCACCTTTGCGGCGCGGATAGCCGCGTCGGTGTGGAGTCTCTCGACTTCCTCGTGGTCGATCTCAGCGGCGAGGCGTTCCTCCTTGAGGAAGGCGTGCAGCCAGTGGAGGTCGTAGAGGTCGAGGGTGAATGTCACAGGGGTTTCGGTGTGCGGCCTGGTCATCGTCCGTTGCCTCCCAGGTAGCGGCGGTTAATGGCGTAGGCGGCGGCTGCGAGGAGGGCGCCCAGGGCGAAAGATCCGAGCGCAACCGTGATGCCGTCGAGGGTGGCGCCGGTCTTGGCGAGCTGAGCCGCCGGGGCCGGGGTCTGCGTGTCGACCTCGGGTTCGGGCTTCGGGGTCGCGTGCGTGGGCACGGGCACCGGCTCGGTGGTGACGCGCGGCGACGGCGTGGGGTCGGGGGTCGGCGTGGACTGAGGTTCATCCGAGGGCTTCGGCGCGGGCGTCGCAGGCGTGGACGGGGTGGTGGGCGTCGGTTCGGGCGTGGGCTCCGTAGACGGTGCCGGGGCCGGGGTGGGCGCGGGCTTGACGGTGCCGTTGCCGTCTGTGCCGCCGGCGGCTTTGATCGTCGCGGTGGCTTCGAGAGACGCGCCGTTGATGGTCGCCTTGTTGGTGTACGTCGTGACGCCGTCGATGGGCTGCGTTGCGTCGGGGAAGGTCACGCACACGAGGGAGCCGGTAGGGGGAGTGAAGGTCAGGGTGTGCTTGGTGTCGTCCAGCTTGCCGTCAGTCCACGACGTGGTCGCCGGGTCCCAGGTCGGGCCGGTGCTGCACTTGACAGCCGTGTGAAGCGTGTTCGTCTCGTCCGTGATCGTGTACTCGACGCCCGCGTCGACCTTCCACTGGATGCCCCAACCGACCGAGCCATCGCGGTTGGTCCACCCGAACTTCACGTTCTCAGGGCGGGCGTACTCGTAGTGCGCCGGGCCGTCGCAGTCGTTGCTGCAGGTGCCCGTGCCTTCCTTGTCGCCCCACACGAGGGTGCGGACGGTCTGGCCGTTGAGCGTGATCTGGGTCGATTCGGTGCCCACGGCCTTGTCGACGAGCTGCGCGCGGGCGTGGAACGTGCCCGTCACGTTTTCCTTCGCGGCCCACGCTTCGGGAACGTCCGTCACCGTGCAGATGAGCTGAGCCTGGTCGGCGACGCACTCGCCGATCTTGGTGCCGTCGTCGAGCGTGAACGGGAAGTTGGCGCGCCAGTTGAAGCCGCCGTCGACGCTGCCAACGGTCAGGGTAGAGCCGACCGTCAGGTGGGGGGTCTGCCAGGTGCCCTCGACGGTGACCTCCGAGGAGGTCTGGCGTGACGCGGACGTGGCCTTGGTGACCTGCGCGGTGATCGGCTCGGGCGTGGTGGGGGCCGCGAGCGCGGGGGCCGCGGCGGCGGTGACGGCTAGGCCCATGGTGAGGCCGAGGCCGGCGAGCGTGTACTTGGTGGTGTTCTGGGTGTTCATCGTTAATCGGGTCCTATTCGTGGTCGGGGAGGGTGAGGGCGCGGATGCGGGCGTCCTGGATGAGGCGGCGCACCTTCTTATCGGTGCAGGGGGTGCCGGGGTGCTTGATCCACCAGACTGTGGAGTGGAACCATTCGACGGTTGCCAGGTTGGTAGTCATGCGCGCTCCTTTGCGATCTGTCGCATGGTGGAGCGCGGGTCGGGCTTGTGATTGGGGCAGTAGTCGCGGGCGGCGGGGTGGGTGCCTACCCAGTAGGTCCAGCCTTCGGCTGCGAGTGCGGCGCAAGCTCTGGCTTCGGCCTGTTTGCGTTCCCTGTAAGTCAATGCGTTGATGCGGATCGTGGCTTCTTCTTTGCAGCCTCTTTTGTCGCATGCGACGTACAAGTCGTAGATGTAGGGGATGATGCTGGATGTCATCGGTGGGCCTCCTCACTGTCGGTGGCGTCGGCCTGGTCGGCGTATTCGGTGAGAGCCTTGTCGAAGAGCGCGTTCATGACTTCGCCGGGATGGTTTGCGACCATGAGGCCGGCGATGATGAGGGCGCGGATGCATTCGGGGGCGGCGGCCCATGCGAGGCGGTGGCGGAGGCCGTGGAGGCCGTGGTGTCCGTTGCGTAGCTGGTCGATGTCGCCCTTGTACTTGGCGGGGATGAGCATTTCGGTGGTCACTTCGCGACCCCTTCCTGGTCGGCGTGCGTGAGGTCGATCAGGGTGCCGATCTCGTCGATGGTGAGGGTGAACGCGCCGCTGATGTGGTCGCGTGCCTTGGGGTTGACGGCGGGCATGTCGAGCATCCTCATTGCGTCGAGGACGCGGGCCTGTTCGCGGTGGAGGGCGGCGCGCACGAGGTGCGCCTGCCTTGGGGTGAGGGTGGTACCGTTGATATGCACGATCTTTTGTCCTTTCTGTGGGGGTCGTGCGTGGGTCTCGTGGGGTGGCAGCCTCGCGGGGCCCTTCTTTTCTTGTGGTGGTTACGCGGCCCGTTGGGCGGCGCGGGTTGCGGCTGCCTTGCGGGCGGCCTGGCTGCGTTGGCTGCGTGCGGTGATCCTGCCTTCGCCGGGGGATGCCGTATGCCGGGCCTGGTATGCGGCGAGCGCGTCGGCGGGGATGCGCCACCCGGCCCGACCTCGTTCGTTCCACGCTGCGATCTGCCCGTCACGGATGCGGCGGCGCACGGCGGCGGGGGAAAGCCTGAGCAGCTCGGCGGCCTCGGCGAGGGTGAGGATCTGAGTCACGCTGCCTCGCCTCCGAAGTCAACGCGGCGGGCCTGCAGGATGACGACGTCGTCGCGGGTGTCCTTGATGGTGTAGCCGTCGGCGGTCGGGGCGACGCCAGAGTTGGCGATCTGATCGGCGCGCTGCATGAGGTCGGCGACCGTGGTCCCGAGGATCTCAGCAAGGCGAGTCAGTTCAGATACTGAGAAGTCGGCGTGCCCGTTGAGCTTCCTCGAAAACGTTTGTCGACCAATCCCGAGCGCACGTGCGGCGGTGGCCTGGGTGAGTCCGTTTTCTGCGACGCGCTCGCGGATTGCGGTCGTGAGTCCTTCCATGAGGGGCACCTCCTTACTTGATACTTGGTTGTCTCAAAAATAAGACACTACAAGTATGTCCCATAAATAAGACAGACGCAAGCCAATAAGGCTAGACATGTCGCTAATCTGGGACATAAAATGCTGACCATGGTGAAAAAACCGCTGAAAATAGGCCATTTTGAGAAACGTATAGTGATGCTCATTACATCCGCGAATGCGGCGCGCGGAGGCACAATCAGGTCACTCGCCGCCGCCTCGGGCATCTCACGCGCTCGTATCGACCGCATCCTGCGCGGCGTCGCGTCAATGAGCGCGACCGACCTGCAGAGTATCTGCGACGCGCTCGACCTTGTCCCCTGGAAGCTCGCCCTAGCCGCCGAAACAGGTCGCACCTACGAGGAGGTCGTCGCAGACCTCGACGGCGAGCCCGTGGCTTGACAGACGCGCCGCGAAAACGCCGCGCATATAGCAAGGCCCCCGCCGGGGCGCTTGTTCCGGCGGGGGCATGTGCAATTAGGGGGCCCGTGCGCGCGGGCAAGCCCCGGTGCCGATCCGGGTGTCAATATGTATGCACGCGAACATCGTAACACGCGCGTCCCGCGTTAGGGACAAAAAGCCGCCGCCCCTGCGCTGACTTTCCCGATCAGTTGCAGAGACGGCGGGGTTTGCGCATGTGAGGCCAGCGCAGGTGGCCGGGTCTCTCGCGTCGGGGCGCGGTTTACCCAATCATGGCCCCGGTCATTTGTGCGTGAAAACAGAGGCCCGACCGGGGATCTGTTGCCCATATTCTACCTCGGCGCGCACACATCTGCGTCCGGGAAAAGAGAACCGCGCAGCTCCCCGAAGGGGCCGCGCGATCGGTTGCCCCAATCGTACCATTACCTGCCCACAACTGCGTCCAGGCCGCGCCACTGATGCGAGAAGTCCCCACACGGAACCCGGTCGGGAAGTGTGGGGACGCTGTCTCTAGCTTACCTCGCGCCGCCCACATCTGCGTCCAGGCGACCCCGTACCGTGCGAAGGTGTCAAGACAACCAGCCGCGAGCGCAGCGCCCCACGAACACGGTTTTAGGTGCGTGTCACGTGACACGCGCACAACGTCATACAAGGGGGTTTAAGGCGTATTCAAGGCCAGCCAGAAAAACCGCGTTTCCGTTGGAAAATCAGCACCTTTCCCCACCGTCGCGCCGCAAACCCACAAACACCCCGTGTGGAGACATGGTCCCCACACCCTCACAACAAAAACCGCACTATTCGGCGGTAAACTGAGGGCGTGGGGGCCGCGTGACACGCGTGCGTGACACACACGCTAATCAATCGGAGTACAATCAAGACCAAGCAAGACATCCTCAAGATCAAGCAAGGCGGCGCAACATGGCATCTGTCAAAGCTGTTACCCACCGTGACGGCACCGTCGTGTACCGGGTCCGATACCGCGCGGGAGGCCGAAACCCTGTCGTGGAAACCTTCTACGATGCCGCGAGCGCCCAACGCTTCGCCGACCTCGTCGACCGCATCGGCGGGGCAGCCGCCCGCGAGCTGCGCAGCCTCGACGACCTCGCAGCCAGTGACACCCCAACCGTCGCCGCGGCTCTCGAACACCACCTCGAAGCCCTAGCTGCGTCCGCAACGCCTGGCACAATCAGTCGATATAGGCAGATCCTGCGCGACCGTATCGCGCCGCACCTCGGCCCTATCCCCGTTGACATGCTCACCCGGCACACGGTCACGAAGTGGGTCGCAGACATTCGCCACACGCCCGTCACGCGCGGGGCCACCGCCGGGCGACCCCCGTCAGCAAAGACCATCCGAAACGCCCAAGCCCTCCTGTCCGCCGCCCTGCAACGCCTTGTCAACGAGGACGTCATACCTAGGAACGTTGCGAAGGCCGTCCCCCTCCCCAAAGACGCGACCACCCGCGAAATGCGCTTCCTAACACCCGACGAGTTCGCCCGCCTCCACGCACAGATCCCCGCCGATTACCAGCCCTTCGTCGCAGCCATGTACGGCCTCGGCCTCCGATTCGGCGAAGCAACCGCCCTCACGGTCGCCGACGTCGACCTCGACGTCGCACAACCAGTCGTCCGCGTCAACAAAGCCTGGAAGGTTGGCGAACATGGCTCCCGCTATCTAGGGTCCCCGAAAACCAAGCGCGGGCGGCGAACAGTCACCATCCCCGCGCCCCTGGTCCCTGAGCTGCGCGTCGCGCTCGCGGGTAAGGCGGCGGATGAGTTGGTATTCACGGCGCGTCGGGGCGGGCCGATCACGTCGGCCCCGTTCCACAATCACATCTGGCGGCCGGCGTGTGATGCGGCGGGTCTGTCGCCGCGTCCGCGCGTGCATGATCTGCGTCATTCGCACGCTTCGGCGCTGATCGCTGCCGGCGTCCCCCTGCCTGTGGTTCAGCGTCGCATGGGCCACGAGTCAATTCAAATGACGGTTGATGTGTACGGGCACCTCGCGCCCGATGCGTACGCGGGCGCGGCTGAGGCTATGAGCGTAGCCATGGGTGGGGTGTCCCCTCAACTCGGCATGTGATGCACATCTCCCTAACTTGGCTTGCGTAGTAGCACGTGCGCGGGCTATAGTTATTACATCGGGAGGGACAAGCCCCCCGAACCTCAAAGAAGGAGAGACCAAATGTCCACCGTCACCTACATCACCGACACCAACACCGACCGCTTCGCCCGCTACCTCATCCTCGATGGCTACCGCGAGACCGTCGAGGAATGGTTCGAGGTGAGCCTCCCCGGCGACGAGATCGAGGAGCTGCGCGAGGCCCTCATCAACGCCGCCGTTCGCATGAGTGGCGAGGACCGCGCCCTACTCGTTGCCAACGGCTTCGGGATCGACACGATCCCGCTGGCCTACACCGAGGCCGACGACGACCGCGTTTTCGGCGAGTACAATGTTTTCGACGGCGGTCGCGACGGCATCTACAACGCGATCGCTGCCGAGTGCGAGGCGTGGGGCCTGACCGACGGCTACGCGGACGTCTGGGCAACCCTCACGGTCCTTGAGGAGATCGGCGGCAACGTCGAGCGGTTCCTCGACTGACCACAAAGCTAAGGCCCCCGCGCCCACCACAGGACGCGGGGGCCGCCCTAACCCAGGAGGAGAATTGACCGAACCGCTGACCCCTGCAGGCCTGCGTTGTCGCCGTAAAGCCCTCGGCATGAGCCGCGGCGACCTGGCGGCCCTCCTCGACGTGAATAAGGGCGTGATCCGCTCATGGGAGATCGGCAAGACCTGGCCGCGCGATCCGATCAGCGTCCACATGCTGCTGGGCAACCTTGAGGACGCGGCCCTCGACTGCGTCGACGATCTCACGGCCACCGCTGACGACGAGATAGAGGACGTGCGCGTCATCCCGACCGCGCTCATCTCGTACGTTGACCAAGCCGCGTACGAACAGGGCTGCGAGTGGGCCTCGAGGCTCCCCCTGTCCACGTACCAGGCGTGCGTCGGAAGGGCCTTCGCCTTCCTGTCCGACCAGGATATCCCCGTCGAAATTGTCACCCGACCCAACTGAGGAGGACCAATGACCCGCGAGTATCTGGGCGCCGCTGACTTCGCCGCCCGCGCCGGCCTGGCCGTCGCCACGATCCGCTCCTACATGCGGAAGGGTCTGACCCCGCCCGCTGACGTGCAGATCAGAACCCCGAATGGGCCGCTGCGAGGCTGGTCACCCGAGACAATCGATGAGTGGCTGGCCTCACGGCCCGGTCAGGGCGCGCGCACGGATCTGCGTAAGTAGTGCGCATCACATTCAATCCCGCTTGCACTATACACTGTGCGCAATGTATAGTTAAGTCATCGGGAGGGAACAGCCCCCGAACCTCAGCGAAGGAGACCTTGAAATGACCACCGTCACCTACATCACCAACACCAACGTTGACCCCACGTTCGCCCACACCACCATCGTCAATAAGTGGCGTGAAGGCCTCGACGAATGGTTCGAGGAAGAACTCCCCGACGATGAGGTTAGCGACCTGCGAGCCGCCCTCATCGAAGCTGCCGAGCGGCTGAACGGCGAGGACCGCGCCCTACTCGAAGCCAACGGCTTTGAAGTGACCACGATCCCCGTCAAGTTCACCAAAGACGACGAGGAACGCTGGGTTAACAGTCGCCCTGCCAGTGGCGACGACCTTTACATGCTCCCACTGGCACCCGAGTGTGAGCGCGTCGGTCTGACAAATGGGCATGATGACTTCTGCGAGACCCTCACAGTCCTTGAAGAACTCGGCGGAAACGTCGACAAGTTCCTGCGTTGAAACGGGGCAAAGCCCCCACCGGCCCGTTTCCGGGTGGTGGGGGCCTCGCTCTGCGTGTTACGGGTGGACGGTGGTCGGGGTGGAGGCCATGAGGCCGTTCGCGCCCTTGCCGAGCGCGGTTTGCGTCTGCGACGGCGAGGTGATGATGTGCGCGATTGTGGGCTTGCCGGTCGCGGTGAGTTGCTGCCACGCGGTGGCGGGGGCGTTCCACTCGAGGCCGAGGACATCCCAGCGGGTGAGGTCGGCGGTGGCGAGCTCGTTCGGGTACAACATGCACATTGTGCGGTAGCCGCGTGCTTTGGCTCGTTCGACGGACCCGGCGTTGATAAAGCACTTCCACAGGACGCGGCGTTCGGGGTGGCCGTCGAACGCGTCGTCGAGCAGCGCGTACAGGTCCAGCTCAGACTGCAGGTCCGAGGAGTTGGCGTCTGGCTTCGCGGAGGTCACCTTGTGGTCGACGGCGAGTATGACGTCGTCGGGCAGCTGCTCGAGTAGGTCAGTGAATCTCATGAGCGGCCCGGCGGCCTGTCGAAGGGTTTTCAGCGTGTCCCACGGCGTGGACCAGATCGGATGCTTCGTGCCCGGCACGGTGCGCTCCGTGGTCCAGTCGTGAATCATGACGTATTCTCCCGACGCGCACCGGCGTAGGGAGACCTCGAGGGCCTTGAAGCCCACGCGTAGGGACGCGTCGAGGCCCGCCTGTGTGAACTCGGGGTACTCTGTGCCCCCGAGGCGGTGGCTGATGTAGAACGGCCTGGCTGTTAGGAGTTCGGCGACCAGGTCACGGGCCGCGGCGTCGGGCGCCGTCGGGCGGGGG